GCTTCAAAATCATACCTTAAGTATTTAAAATAAGGGATCTTTGTACTCAAACAAATCAATTTAGTATTGTTATTTAAAAATGCGCACTTTATGCCTCTCAGCAAAGGGGGTGTGATCCCTGCCGTTAAATTAGACGAATCAATGAACAAACGGTAATTCAATGATTCCAAATAAATAAATAAATATATCTAATTAGACCTTGCCGGAGGTCCAACCAGAAATCCTAAACGATAATTATCTCCAGCCGCTGCAAACAATGAAGGATTCAGAGGTTTGTCTCGTAAATTAAAAATGGCCACAGTAGTATTAACATTTAATCCTTGTTCTCGTTTATTGTCAGTAGTATCCGCAAGCCCAATAATCTCACACAACGCAGAACCCATATATGGTATAGTTACTTCTAATCCATTTGATATTGGTTCTTGAATAGTAGCTGCGCCTTGTTCGATAAGAAAACGCTTATCAGAAACACCACCAAAATCTTTCGTAATCCACGGAGTTTCAAATCCTGCTTCGAAATACGGTCCTGTGATTTGCAATGCTCCAATCATAGTATCATTTTCAGCTCCTGCATTAGGACAAGCCTTAATATTAAAGTCACCGCGACGAAATCTATAGATACCTTCGAACCAAACCCAATAAGGAGCATTACGATTATACGTAGCAAAAATACTAGCAAATCTATTAAACAATGCTACTTGTGGATCATCTGCAATTACTGCAAAATGATATCTTGTTACAACCTCATTTATTGTCAAAGGCACCTCTGGAACTGCAATTCGATTATCAGGAATCGTAGAATAATCAAACATAGGAGTATAGTCTCCATTTCGCATCTCATCTCGTGTAAATGATTCTGGTTCCATATCAAAATCAATTTCTTTATTCCTGATAAATTGGAAACTATTAGCATCCAATTTCTCAGTAGTTGGAAATGCGACTTGAAAATCTTCTCCACCAGATACAAAAGCATTAATGTATACAGGAGGAGGAGGGTTTTCACTATGCGTAAGTTCATTTACCACAAAAATAGCAAAGTAACCTGAGGCATACAAATCAAACACAGTCCCATCTCCAACGTTCGGCGGTGCTGCCAATCTACTATCATCAGACAACGCTGTTCGTAATTTCCATGGTCTCATTGAGAAATATGGGAATGTAATAGCTACCTGTGATTCTGTCTTAATGTCAACAATACGCATAATCGCTTTTCCTTCCAATGTACTCAGCAATGTAGCTCCATCTTGAGGATATCCAGATTCAGGAGGAACCCAGACAATAGCCAACCTTCCTGCATGAAAACTACTTGCTGTAATATGAAACATCACTCTTATCGAACCTCTCCACATATGAAATGGTAAGGTAGCCCAAGATAAAATCGTATCATAACCATTGCCTCTAAATCCAGGTCGTATAGCAATCCAATCTGTCAATTGACTTCCACTAATATCTGTTGATGTCCAGGTAAATATACGAGCCAAAGCAGGTGTGGAAAATACATAATCCAAATCCATTTCAGCAGCATGCGAACCCATTAAACAAGGATGTTTATCCACAGCAGCCCCAGGGTGCATCGCTAATGTAACAGAAGGATTTAACGAATGTGTATTAGCCAAATTGAATAATCGTGGTGCCATAGGTCTATAAGGTTCCAAAGATACAGGATAACATTCATGAGTTAATCTCTCAGTATAGCTAGTGTCAACGAGTGTTGAATACAGACGTCTCAATACGTTTCTGACCCTCGTAAAAGTCCCTGTCACGGGCACTGCTGTAATACTAGTCGATTGTTCATCCTGTTCCTGATCTTCAGATATAGCATTTGGTGATTTTCTTTTTGCTTCCACGTTTTTCTTTGCCTGTCGCGTAAAACTCTTTCCACTACCAGTTGGTTTATTTATATAGTTATTTGATCCTGTAGTCGATTCTGGTACCATCATTGTTGCTGGTGTCGGTTTAAGTGGTGTAACTTCGAATTCATGGAAATTAGCAGGTCCTTGTAATGATACATTAACCATTCTGGCATAAATCGAAACCCCAACTGGATTTGAAGCTGCAGTACTATATTGTTGTAATGGATTTAAAACATATACTTTTAATCCTCCCAATGATCTATATGCCGAAGTATTAGCTATTCGATTCATCCCATAACTGTTAAGCAATAGGTAGTAATATGGAAAAACAAAGGGAACAGTGAACATCATGGTTTCAGATTGTGTAGGACTAACCAACACTGAGGGATTTCCAGATGCTGAATATATATTATTTACTGCTTCTCGATATTCTAAATCCATGAATCGCATACATGGATCCCAGGCAAATAACAACTTACCATAATGGAAAGCCGTACCATTTACTCTGATAGAGATTTCAATATCACAGCGTAAGTATGAGAATTCTCTCAATTTATCTTTAATAAAAGCGGATTGTTCTATAATTGCACTAGGAAAATCTAATACATATATGTATTGTCCTTCCACCATATCTGGAGTCCATGAAAACGTTCCTACTCGTATTGGTCGTTGTAAAACTTGCTCTAATGTCTCTGTTGCCCCAAATGCAACATCCGGTACTTTCTCACATGGTACTAAGACTTCAGAATCTACTGTTGCTTTATCTTCGAAATGCACGATGTTTTGTTTAAAAGTGACTTGATCCATCGTGACTTGATCTTCGCCACTCACTTCTTGTAATTTTAAATTTTGTTCAGCAGTACGATTTATACAACCATCACTATGTGTACTACCAAGATGATGGGGGTTGGCGAACTTAAATAAGCTCTGAGGTGTTCCCTTCTGATTTTGATGAGCTGAGGTGCCACTCTCTGCTTCAACTATCAGTGGTGTTTTAAATGTACTTCCTCCTCTGTTAAGTACATCTGATCCTATAATCTCAAGAAATAAATCATTTCTATCAAAACGTTTCAAGATTATTTCTAAAAAGGGTAGCTCAATCGTTAAATCCCTTAGAAATTTCTCTACTTCATCATATCGCTCGATAGGATAATGAATCATTTCTCTCATTATATCTGCACAAATATCCGAAAGATATTTACTTTCCAAAACACCTGTTTTTGAATCTCGCCAACACAAAGGTCTTAATACCGAATCAAAATCCAACGGTGCTGATACATACTCACTTCCTTCCCAATTGAATTCGAAAGATCTTTTTAAATACGTTAATTCTTGCCTTGTCAAGAAATAAATTTCACTAATGTCAGAGGTCTTATTGGGGTGTGTATATTCCATCCCAAAAATATTAAGTGCCGTTGAAATATTCGCCATACAGAATTCAGATGCTTCATCCGAGACAGAACCAATATTGTCATCACCAAAACACGCAAATTTAACTTCATTGTTAAATTGTAATGATTTATTAAAATACAACATAACTTCATTAAAAGCCAGTCGCATCAATAAACAATTTACTAAAGAGTTAGTTAACGTAGTTAATGGTGTTCCTGATGGATTTCCTTGATATGTTCGATATACAACGTTTCCATTTATATGGTAAGTATTATACGTAGCTTGAATAATCTTCATTCTTATATCAGAAAATTCATCATTGTACCAAGAATTAATGATAGACCCTGCTTCAACAATCAACTGATAAGGTAAGGACTTATCATAATTACCAAAATCCCCAGCAAAATAGTTACCATCGTCACCTTGATCCAACAATCTCCTGTATAACCTAGTCCAATCTTGTCCATGTGGATTTATACCTATTGAAATTTCCAATTCAGTACAATTTGAATATATATAACCCAAGAAACCTCCAAAGTATTTACGAATTAATATATTCCAGGCAAAATCAGAACACATAAACATTCTAGTTTTCCTTTGTAGTACTTTTTCCATAGGCCTTAACTCATCCTTTAACAGATCATTAACAAATACAACTGGAATTTCACCTTTATTTAATTGATCTTCTAATTCGTTAATTCTCTGCTCAACAACCGGTTTAATCTCATAATAAGTAACACTCTTATCAGTTTTAACATCAACCAGCCATTTCTTACCTGATTCTGTCTTCGGTCTATGCCATACAAAAGGATATCCTTCGGAAGTATTCATTGCTAGACCATTTAATCCAATCTCATGATTACCATTGATTGCATCATAGAGTGATAATTTCTTAAACTTCATGAATTCACCAGCTGGTAAAGACGTTAAATGATCAAGCAGTGAAACTGAGGCCTCTTTCAACTTATCATAAGGTATAAAATCACAATATGATTGAAACTGTTTACTTACTTGTATTGCCATTGGGTCAATTCCATCCTTTGTTTTATGCATAATTGCTGGAGCATACTCTAATAAAGATGGATATTTCATAGTAACATAATCGTAAGCTCTAGTTTTAACTATATTAGACTTAGTTGGATATCTTGCAGCAAATTTTCCTTCAAGTATTGCCAACGGATTAACAAATCTTGCTTCATATTCTTCATATCGTGGGTGATTATATGCCGTAGTAAAAGTTACTGATTCTGCCTCCAGAATATGCTCTATAGGAGTTGGGAGAGGCCCCGGATCTAAAATCCGTATATCCGCCTGAAGTACCATTGATCCGATACTCTTAATTGAACTAGCTGCTTGATGAATCCCAATGATTTCATTTGAGTTCCATTTGTAACAGCTTGTACGATTATTTTCCCACAATCTCCCTTTTGAGTATACTTTGGATATTCTAAACAAACACCAGGATCATACATTGTCTTTGTCATTTCTCCATTAACCAATCTGGACATTGGATATTTGGCTTGTTTCCTGTAAGTTATAGATGGTAAATCTATTAATTGTGTTGAAAAAACCTCTCTAAGTGATCTATCATAATCATAATCCATTACAGCTGAAGATATTCCAGCTAACCATGCTGAATTTTGCGATACTTCTTCCTCTGAATGGGGAAAAAATTTAACAATATTTGGAAATTCACATACATGATTAGGAAATATAATCATAGCTATATCTTTGGTGGGATGATATCTTATAACTAATTTAGATAATGGACCACTCCATATCAATTTCTGACGTCTATCTCCGGTACCTATAACAGAAACCATATGATCTTGACTATATGGCATCATATTTTCCAAGGTATGTCGCGTTGTGATTGCATTTCTTCCGCCAACAAAAATCATTTGATTTCTAATGTGAGCACACCAAATAATTGCCATGTTGTTATTAGCAACAGCTGTAGCTGATTTGGTAATATGACATTTTTGTACATCTCCTCCAGATTGTTCACTTATACGACCTCCACCTGGTCCTTTGCGCCCTTTTTTCCATGCTGGTGCTACCATATGCACAGTAGTTCCACCACGTCGAATTGCTTGGGTTTTTCGTGCCTGACGCAAACCAAAATCTCTTCTGTCTCTGGGTAAGGTACTTTCCTCATCAGGAACTTTAGTTCTTTCTCTCATTACAAAACCGGTTAATGCAATAATACCAAAAATACTCAAAGCTACTGGGCCACAATTCTTTTGAATAAATGTGGACCATGTGTTTAGCATATTGGTCAACTTAACTTTAAGTGATGGAATATCAACTATGGGTCGATTTTGAAAATGAACATCAATATTCTGTCTCAATCCAACAACATGTAAAACTGCTACTCCAATAATAGCTCTTATTCGCGATGTTTTATCTCTAAGAAACTCCTTCATGTTATTCAATGTATCAGAAAAATCCTGGTCATTCAAACAAGAAATAGTTTCTATAAAAGACTGTATTTTATTTCGAACTAATTCACTACATGCTGAAAAATACGAAGAAACTGCTGTCCAATAATTATTTGCGCTAATTGTTATATAAGCTGATAAATCTGATATAATGGGAATATCATCTAATTCGTCAAGATTATCAGTACTCATAAACACATTGCGTAAATTTTCTGGTTGAGTTTGATTAGTATCTTCAGCTGGAATATCGCGGACTAAAGCATCAACGCGCTCTCGTAACACTTCAAAATATCTTAACAAATTCTCCGGCACCCTATTTTTAATCTCTTCAACATTGACCTGTTGTTGTAATCTCCGTTCATTGATCATAAATGCTGCATAATGTTCAAGATATCTACTGGCGATCATGGTTACTAGTTTTTCATATGTAACTGGGGTACCTGAAACATCTTGACTATCAACAGTATTTGATTGCTTCAATGTTAGTTTCCATCGTGATTTATCAATTTGAGGAATTGCATCATTTTCTAGACGAGAAGAAGGTTCTAAATCAACGTGAATCACAAAGTGTCTTCGTCTCAACACTGCTCCCACATCTGCAGCACTCTTCTCCATATCATGTGTAAATCCTTTATTACTAGTATATATACAGAATGGTGAAGAAAAGAAAGTATTTGCTTTTTTCTCAAGGGCCGCCATTGGTAACGGACTGGGAGCACAATTTATAACCTTAATCATATCTCCTATCATTTCTTCCCACAAGTCTTGCGACTTTATAGATCCCCAATCGTCAAAAAGACAAACTCGCTGACCACAATAATTTTCCCAATATTGATCACTAGGATTACGAGTGAAAACATCTACATCAGTAAATTTTGGAAAATTTAGCAATGCAAACACATCTCTCATTAAATCCTTGTACAAATGACTCTTACCCTTCTTTGGGGGTCCAATGAGCCATATACTGACGGGTTCTGGTTTTTGACGCGATGTTGACCTATGACACCCTGCTACATTCTTCAAGGACTCCAACTGTCTCGTAATAAACGATAAAGTCTTCTGAACTGGGGCACTAACTTTAGTCTTAAGATCTGTATTCATAGCTGTACACTCTTCCCATAAGCGTTGAATTTCTAAACTAATGGCTGGTGATGCCACTAAATTATCTTCTTCAAATCTCGCAATTATGTTCCGAGCTTCAGTCAAAGTTCTTTTATATTTCTCTCCATATGTCCTAGCTAATACTACGTCCTCGTAGGTTGTTCCTTGCCACCATGCTAACACATGACACACAACCCATTCTATTATCTTTGGGAAAATTTCAAAAGCTGTTTTAAGACCTTGTAAACCTTTCATAAAATTCACAAATCTTTTAGCATAATCATCTCCCTTCTTCGAAAATTCAGGGCTACTAAACGGCATCCATGACCATACCATACCAAACAAGGCAAATAATGGATTGTTTTCTGAAATATCCCCAACTATATCTTCCAAAGAATTCTCGGGTTGAATTTCATCATTTAACACTCCAAGTTGATTAAAAGATACTTCTCCATTAATCCATTGATAGACCCAAGTTAGTGCGTGTTTAATTTTATCCAGTGTCATATGACCACATCCAGTTAACTTTGTCAAAATTTCTCCTGCTCCTGAAAAAATATTATGCCTCTGAGCATAATAACTAGCAACTTGTTGAGATACTACGACAAAGAAAGCTTCTAATGATTGTGTTTTGGCAACATAAAAAGTAGATATTCCTATATAACCAACAGCAAGCAACTTATTTAAAATAGAAGGGGCTTCATTCTCAGCTCCTGTGGATGTACTTGGTATTAATGAACTCAATGATTCTACTGCATCCACCACTGCTGGTGGTAAAGTAATATTATGATCTACTTTAAAAGTTGGCATAGACAATCCTAGGAATTCTGGATATATTTCTGTATCATCGGGTTCCATGCAATTACAGAAGTTCACTCCATTATCATCAGCTCCTGCACACTCTGACTGAAAATCAAACGACATCTTTTGCTCCATCACATATTTCCTTACTGTTGCACAAATTTTAAATCCATACGTTCTTCCGGCAAAGAAGGTATAAAACAATTTGGCATCACTTACGGAAATATTTTTCCGATTCAGTAAATCCAAAATTTGATTTGAAATTCTCTTATGTTCTTGGATAGATAATTTCCAGAAATCTTTCGCATAATTGTATATTTCTGAATTAGAGAATTTCTTATGTTTAAGTTGAATGATAAACCACGACTTTGAAACGGATATCATTGAATATAACGTTGACTCTGGCTCAAAATCATCGGTAAAAGATTCTTCTGACGATGAATCTCCCACATTTGTGGTCTCTTCATTCAACTGAATAATGTTGCGCAGAATGGGATAATCCTCAAAAACATTAGCATCAGCCAAGTTTATGTAATCATCCGATTCTGAATAAATAAATTGAGGTTCTGAACATATAGTATTAACATTTTGCAAAGACATATCAGTTAATAATAAATGCTCAAAACTGTTTAAATCTAACCTAATTGACATACATGTACCTTCTTTAATAAAATCAAAACCACATACATGATCAAAAGGGCTATTCCCTTTTCTAACATAAATATCAAAATCATCAATAAGATGATTAAAATTTAATCTAATAAATTCATCATAAGGATGTAAACAAGTCATTTCATTAACACGAAAACCATCATGTACATCATGAACAAAAATTGAAAGGGGGGTATATAGGTTATCAACCATATAATCTTCACATACTAATGATGTGAAGGTGCAAAGAGAATTTGTGGTATTATGATAGGAACAATTACCTATCATGCTATTATTTAATCGAGAAGGATAACATACGCCGCTATGTGACAGGGAACGACGTATCCTAGGCTCCTCTAAAGAAGTATAGAGCAAATTATAACAAAAATCACAAGTCACTCTAACTTCCGATCCGACCACATGAAGATTGCATGTTTCTTGACAAGTACAACCATCAATAAGTACGGACCTCATCCGGCTTTTATTTCTTCCACCACACCGGGTCCAGT